TCTTCTACACCACAGGCAGGTAACTAATGAGTCGCGCACAATTAACCTCAACAGTAGAACAAAACTCAGCAGGTGCGGCCAGCCCGTTCCTTGCAGGCAAGAACAAAATTATCAATGGTGATTTTGGAGTATGGCAGAGAGGCACAAGTTTTAGCGGCAATGGAAACGCTACGGCCGACAGGTATATCATTTCATTTACTGGAACTGGCGCGGCTATAACAACAAGCCAACAAACCTTTACTCCTGGAACTGCTCCAACAAGCGGTTATGAAGGAACTTATTTCTGTAGAAATGTAGTAACTGGTGGTAGCGATACTACTGCTGGATATGTTTTTATGACTCAAAAAATTGAAGATGTAAGACAGTTTGCTGGACAAACAGTAACATTTTCTTTTTGGGCTAAAGCCGCTTCAGGTACCCCAGGACTAGCGGTTGATATTTACCAAGATTTTGGTACAGGTGGTTCTGCGGTTCCTTCTGTTACAGGAAATAAAGTTACACTTTCAACTTCCTGGGCAAGATATACAATTACAACAGCAATACCTTCCATAGCGGGAAAAACTATTGGAACTGGTAGCAATCTAGCAGTTCGTATGTGGTTCTCTGGCGGTTCAAATTACAACGCAAATACAGGTTCTCTTGGTACCCAGTCAAATACTTTTGATATTTGGGGTTGGCAAGTTGAGTCTGGCTCAGTAGCCACCCCATTTACCACCGCTTCAGGAACAGTCCAAGGAGAGTTAGCCTTGTGTCAGAGGTATTTGCCAGTCTTTGGCGGCGGCCCATCAGGTTCTTCAACGGATATTCAAGGTTATGCAAGTAGCACAACGGCAGCAAATTTTTATGGAACTTTTGCCGTGCAACCTAGAACTACGCCAACAGGAATTACACTGTCAGCATTATCAAATTATCGTGTTTATAATGTGTCTAATGTTTCTGGAAATCCTACTGCTTTAACATTTACAGAAGCAAGTTTGCAAACATTTCAATTAATATCAACTACAACGGCTGGCAGCCCTACTATTGTTCAAGGACAACCAGTTGATTTATATATGTCTGTGGGTCAAATTCTATTTACAGGATGTGAGTTGTAATGCCTAAACTAACTGAATATACAAATAGAAATGAAGACGCTTTAATCCTTGTTGAATACGAAGATGGTTCATCTTGGTCAGGCTTAAAGAGTGCTTATGACGAGCAACAAGCGGCTCAGGCTCAACCACAGGGCTAACTTGACTGAGAGTTAGTGGTATGATTGTCCTATGGAACTTACCCCGATGGACGAGATATACCGCCAGCTCAAGAATCGTTATGATTCATCGGGCTTTAGCCCGTATGTTATTAGGACTGACTGGCAGATCATACGCCGTATAGGGGTACACCCTGCCTTGGCTAAGCGAGAAGATCTAGAGAAAGTTGTGCTGGCTGCTACCAAGCAGTCAACCAAAGCTAACTATGTCTCTCGCTTACGGTCCATCTACAAGCACTTGAACAAGCTAGGGCTTGTCAATGACAATAACCCAGCCCTTGATTTGCCCGACGTAAAAGCCGGCAGAGGGGTGCCTAAGCCCGTAACTAAGGCTGAGTATGCAAAGCTATTAGCCGACGCAGATCAACCCTTTAGAGACTGGTTTATCCTAGGTGGTATGGCTGGCTTGCGTTGTATGGAAGCAGCCAAGATCAAAGGCTCAGACCTTATTGAGACGGACGAAGGTCCAATGCTCAGCGTTATAGGCAAAGGCAATACCGACCTTGTTATACCTATCAGCCCTGTAGTGGCTGAGATGATTAAGTCTCACAACACGCTAGATAGATTATGGCGTATTGATCCAAACAAGTTTTCTGCCAAAGCAGCCAATGAGATGCGTCGCATCCTTGGTCCAGAGGCAAAGCATTTCCACAGCCTTAGACATTACTTCGCCACCACAATGCTTGAAAAAAGCGGTGGAGATTTGATTGCTGTTAAAGAACTAATGCGCCACTCAAGTGTCGCAACCACGCAGGTATATACACAATTGGCTCACGGACGTACAAGAACGTTGGTGAACCTTTTAGAATAAGGAGTAATAGGTGACAAGTATTATTGATACACCCGACATTCCAGTCGGTCAGCCATCAACATCTGGATCCACCTTTTACAACACAAGCAACCAATATGATTGTGCTATTTCCGGCCTACCATTTTTTCTTGGCCCGTCCCAACAATTTCCTTACAAGCGTGAGACAGCTCAATACCGCAAGCAACAGATTGACCAACAGAAAGAACCAGGCGAGCAGACTCTTACAGGCTGGTGGCTTCGCAGTCAATCCTCATTTCACTACGGTGCCGGTATTCGTTATGAAGAACCAATCGAAGGTGCCGAAGTTGGCATGCGCTTTAACAAGTCTGCCGGCGTAGATGTATTTAATACAGGTAAAGTTACCCTTCTTCCAGATGTAACCAAGCTATCTACCACACCTAGCGATGGCGTTAAGATGGCTGGCGGAACAGATGCCAATGGTGTTGACCTAGTTATCTGGTCAAGTGGATCTACTCTATATCGCACAACTGCTGCTGGTACAACTACAACGCTAACATGGGGCGGATCAGGAAACATCCTAGCTGTTGCTCAAGACGGATTAAATTATTATGCAGCTAATGCCACAGGTATTTACAAAGGTCCATTGACTGGCGCTACATCTGGCTCATCTGTATTTACACATCCTACAACAGCTACCGGAACTGTAACCTCAGTTAATCTTGGCTGGGCTAAACAACGTCTTATTGCTGGCGTCAATCATTATCTTTTTGAAATTACCCCTATTACATCTTATACGGTTGTGGCTGGGCAATTGGCAAATAACGTTGCAACTCTCAAGACTTCAGTTGCTCACAATTTTGCAGTAGGTTCTCAAGTAACAGTTGCTTCTATCAGCTCTGGATTTAACGGAACATTTAGCGTAAGTGCAGTCCCATCTACAACAGAATTTTCTTACTATCATAACTATACAGATCAGCAATATGCCACAGGTATGACTGGTACTGCAGTGCTTGCTTCCAATAACAACCTTCCTATTTACGCTCACCCAAATAGCAATTGGATATGGACCGGTATTTGTGAAGGACCAAACGCTATCTATGTATCTGGATATGCAGGAGATTCTTCTACCGTATATCGTCTTGCCTTGGATACAACAGGTGCATTACCTTTACTAACCAAAGCTTTGACTGCAGCTGACATGCCAAAGGGTGAACTTATCCATGCCCTTGGTTCATATGTTGGTAAGTACATGGTCTTTGGTACCAACAAAGGTATTCGTGTAGGGCAGATTGATACATCGGGCTTTGTATCTTCAGGCTTTATTACCTATGGTCCATTGACTGTAGTTACCAACGGCTATGATCCAGCTCAAGGAACTAACCTTAACGGTTTACCTGTTAAGTCAATTACTTTCCAGGACAGGTTCGCATACTGTACTGTCACCAATTACATTGATAATGGTGATGGCACCTTCTCTTCTGGCCTGGTTAAGATTGATCTATCCCGTGAAATCACACCTAATCAATTAGCTTATGCTACACACCTGCGTGTACCTACAACCAATGAGGCAGCTCAAGTTGTCACCATTGGTAAGAGTGGAAAGCTGGCTATTGGCATAACTGCTACCGGAGTGTACTTCCAATCAGACAACTTGGTTTCCAGCGGCTATATCCAGACAGGACAGATTCGTTACTTTACCCTTGAGGACAAGCACTTTGAGTTGGCTAAGATTCGTGTAACCCAACCAATAATGGGAACATTAAAAATGTCATTCCTCAATGCGGACAATACAATGACGGATCTTATTACAGTAGATAACAACTTTGACTTTACTCAAGATATTGCCGGTCTTGATGCCTATGATTTATACCCAAAGGAATCTATTGCCCTACGCTTTACCTTGTACAAAGCAACAGGACAGCAGGTAGGCACTGAAGATTCATTCAACGGCTATCAGCTCAAGGCTCTGCCAGCCGTACGACGTCAACGTATTATCACACTGCCATTGCTTAACTATGACTTTGAAGGCGACAAGTACAACATGACTACTGGCTATGAAGGCCGGGCAGCTGAGCGTTTACTTGCGCTTGAAGAAGTTGAATCTAATGGAGACGTAGTAGTACTTCAAGATTTTACCAATGGTGAGACTGTTCGCGGTGTCATCGAAAGCATTACCTTTATTCGCATGACTCCACCCGAGCGACGCTTCACAGGTTTTGGTGGAATGCTCAACGTTCAGTTCCGTACAGTATAAAAGACAGGGAATACCGCAATGGCTAACGCAGATACAGCAACAATTATCTACTCATATTTTTTTGTTATTGGTGGACTACTAGCAGGCATCAGTCTTATTGCTAAGCATACCATTGCTAAACATACCGATGACCTAAAGGACAAGTTAGCCAGAATTGAGTATGCGCTGTACAACGATGGTCATACTGGTCTTATTAACAAGGTAGATCAGCTCATTGAAAATCAAAACATTATCAAGGTAGACGTAGAAGTAATGAAGGCCAAGTATGACGCAGGCATCTGATTTTGTAGCCAAGGCTCGCACCCAAGAGGGTGTCAAAGAAAGCCCAGCTAACAGCAACAAGACTATCTATGGCAAGTTCACAGGCCATGATGGGCAGCCATGGTGCGGCTCATTCGTCATGTGGTGTGCGGCACAGATCGGTTTTAAAGTCATGCCTAACTGTGTCTATACGCCTGCTGGAGTCACCGCATTTCAAGGGCAGGGTAAATGGTCCAACCACGAGACATCCACCCCTCAGCCTGGCGATATAGCCTTTTTCTCATTTGATGGCAAAGGTACGGAGCATGTGGGTATAGTTGTCAAGGACAACGGCGACGGTACAGTAACAACCATTGAGGGCAATACGGTACCCGATGGTGAGACAGGAAGCCAGGCAAATGGTGGGCAAGTCTGCTTAAAGACACGCGCATACCGCAACGCTAACAAGCGCGGAATGCAAGTCTTTGTGGTAGGCTTTGGTCGTCCAAAGTGGACATCCTAAGGAGATAAACAATGGCTTCAAATCGTTATCTAGTTAACGTACCACCAAAGGTATGGACAGTTATTGGCTTTTGGTCGCACGTTGCAGCTGGTGGTGTACTAACTGAGTACATCGTTCATCACACAACATCTGTCAAAGCATTGGGCGGAGCAGCACTTGCTGCACTAGCACCAGTTCTTTATCGTTACTTCAACCCTGGTGATAATTTCCCAGCAGCAAGTTCAACATTGATTGCTGCCGATGCAGCAGTTAAAGGAACAACAACTAAGTAAAACTTAATAGCAAGAGTAGCCCCTACCTTAACCGGTGGGGGTTATTTTTTTATGCCGTTTTATCGTTAGGGGCTATCAGCTTTGCCGCCCCAACCCGGAGCCAAAGGCTCCCCGTTTTAACCGCCGTCGCTTCGCTCCGATTATACACATACTTCCGACCCATAGGCAAATCTTTAAATGAATGTCGCGCCGGTGTGTCTTAACTTGACAAGGTATTCACACCCATCTGCTATGGTTATCCCATGGAAAAAGAAACTGTAATAGCACATAGATCATATAGTTCCTTTACTTCATGGCTTCGCTGCGGCAAGGCATGGGAGTTGGAACGTAAACTCAAAGCTCCTTCTGAACCAGCATGGTGGTTCGTAGGTGGCTCAGCCTTCCACACAGCGGCAGAAAAATACCTGCTAAAGCAATTTGAATTAGCTAACAATAAATCCACGACAACAGAGATACCTTTTTAGAATGGCGGAAGACATTGCAAACCTTAGACCTACGCCCGGACAAGAGGGTGACTACAGAAGTCTTGGACCAATTAGAGTCTGCCCATGTGGGTCGGACTTATGGAACGTTAAATGTAAATTTGACTACGACGGTGAGTTGGGAATTTACTTTCTCGACATGCGGTGTGCGAGTTGTGACTCACTCGCAGTCGCGCCTATGCCAGAACTGGAGAGATAATGGGTAAGAAACGCGCACAGATAATTACCAA